TGTCAGATCCAGAGTTTGTAGGTAGTACTTTAGCATTTTCTCCATTAGTTGAAAAGGCTAAGTATGATGAGATTAGACAAAGCCGAATAATTTATGGCAAAAATGATTTTACTATTGATAGTATTTACATTCAAACCGATGATGACGCAAACGCTTTAATGGGATGGATTATTAATAAAATTATGCATCCTAAAAAATCTGTTGGAGTTAACATGTTTTCTATCCCAACACTACAACTTGGAGATATAGTTACTATTAACTATAAAGATTCTACAGGGCTAGATCTTGTTGCATCTGACACAAGCAGATTTGTAGTATATAATATTGAGTATTCAAGAGATTCTGATGGACCAAACATGACAACATATTTGAGCGAGGTGTAACATGGGTGCTTATGACGACGGAGGATATACTAGAGCACTAGCAGCAGCAAAGGCTGCTGGAATTCCTACACAAAGTGCATCAATTACTCCAAGTGTTGCAAAACCAATAACAGTAAAAGTTGAAAGAGGAGATACCCTTTCATCTATTGCTAAAGAAAATAAAACAACAGTTAGTGCAATTTTAGCAGCAAACCCTAAATTTACTGAGCAGGCTAAATATAAAGATGGAAATATGATTTGGGCTGGAACAACTGTAAAAATTCCACCAAAAGTTTCAACACCACTTAAAACCGCTACAATTGAAACACCAGTAGAAAAAAAACCAGAAGAAAAAAAAGAAGAAAAAGTAGAAGAAAAAAAAGAAGAAAAAAAAGAAGAAAAAGTAGAAGAAAAAAAAGAAGAAAAAATAGAAGAAAAAATAGACAAAGGTTTTTCATCGTCTGATTTTTCTAGTGGTGGCAGTCCAGGTTCTGCTCCATTAACTCCAGCAGACATTACTACTGCATCTGTTGCAGCAGCCCTTCCTCCACCACCACCAGTAAAAACGGCATCTATAGATACTGTTTTATTTAATAGTGATGAGTTACCAATTGAAGTAATGACTGATCTTATATTTGAAAATATTGGTGGTCATGAGTTAATAAACATTGCTCGTAATGATATTATAAATGGTCAACAAGTATCTTATCAACCAATTAAAAATCTTTCATCAATTCAGCAACAGTATAACCCTAATAATATACTTAGTGTTCAGGCTACATCTGATAAATATTTTTCTAATTTCCCTATCAAACTTGAAAACAAAATACCAAGGCTAGGCACTGGTCCTAATGGAAAGCACATATATATTGATTCTACAAATGGCAATTTGGTAATTGAGGCTGTAAATGTTGAACAAGATGAGCAGATTGAGATAGAAATCACGGTAAGTGGTACAATATATGAAGCGGAATTTGGAGAAATTACATCATGATAACTAACACTGGTAAAAGCATTATAGGTAAATATATGCTTGGACAGGCTCCAGCCTATGCTTCTTTTATAGCCGTTGGCTGTGGTCCTACACCTCTTGACCTTGAAGACAGCCCTGGAAATTTTGCCACAAAGGAAGCCCTTGATTTTGAAATGTTTAGAGTTCCAGTTTCTTCTAGAGGGTTTGTTAACGAAAACGGTGTTAATAAAATTGTATTAACTGCAGAACTACCAACAGAAGAAAGATATGAAATATCTGAAGTAGGACTATACTCAGCAGGATCTAACCCATCTGCTGGAGCATATGACAGCAAAACAGTATTTGCTTTTACAACTGCAGAAAATTGGCAATACCATACAACCTCATCAGCAACTGCAATTCCATCATATTCCTCTCCACTTGATGATCCAAACGATGACAATGTTATTGCAATACCAGAAGCAGTATTTCAAACAAACGCAGATAATTCTATTTTTTATAAGCCTGCTCGTTCTGCAAGATATGAAAGATGTAGATTTCTAAACAATACAATTTTTATTGAAGGTGATGATTCAGATATTACCCTAAGCGAAGATAGTGGTCCAACACTTGATCACTTTGTTATAGAGGCTGGATCTAATCATATTCACTTAACTGGTGCAAACGTTGATTTTACAAGAAACTCTCCAACAGATGAATTAAAATTAGCATTTTCTTTAGTAAATAAAGATGGAGATTCTAACGCAATCCCAGAAACAGTTAGAGTTCTTGTTGACTTTGCATCAACTGATGATGGATCTGGAGAATATGCTAGATTTGAAGCAGAGATAAACCATGGTACATCTGGAAACCCAGATCTAGTTCAAGATTTTTCAACTAATAGATATTTTGTAATAACAAAACAATTGCAAGACCTTTATACAAGTGCTAACTTTACTTGGAATGCGGTAACTGTTGTTAAAATTTATGCATGTGTGCTTTCTGAAGATAGTGGACCGTCACCAGTGCCATCATCAGATTATTATATTGCTCTAGATGCCCTTAGACTAGAAAATGTAGCAACAGTAAATCCACTATACGGTCTAACAGGATATTCTGTAATTAAAACTGATGGTGCTGAGACAATTATTAAATCACCAAACACAAGTAATTATATTGAATTTAGATTTTCAATTGGGGTAACATAATGGAAAATGAAACCATTAAAAAGGTTAAAGTTGAACAAGACAATCTTCCAACAATAAATAGCACTACTGAAAAGTATGATATTAGGTATAGGATTGTTTCTGAAGATAAAAACAGAACCTCACATTGGTCTCCAATTGTAACACTTGATCCAGAGTATATCTATGTTCCTGGAAATATAACAATTGTTTCTTCAGGAATAACAACTGTTGTTTGGGATACAGTTACAATTAAAATAGGAAATCAAGTAATTCGTCAGGCTAAAGATTATGATGTTTGGGTAAAATGGAGCAGGGCTGCAGGAACTGGAGACTTTAATTATGTTCAAAGAATCTCTGGTAATTCTATTAATCTTGTTCATCCAAATGTTTTTTATATAAATGGTGTAGTTCAAGCACAGGCACCTAATAGAGTAACAGTAGAAGTTTACTTAAAGGGTGAACCAATAACAAGAGATTCTACAAACCTTTTAGTTTATAGTCCTGCAATGCATACGATCTAATGATATAATGGAGAGATAATGGCTAAAGTACCGCTACCAGAACGAGGACAACCACTAGATGTTACATACATCTATCAGTTGGCTGATACTATTAATGATTTGTCTACACAGGTTTCTTCAGCAACCTATAACTACACAACGGTAGATACCGTAAGCGCAGGAAAACAAAGCGTAAAAACATCTGAGGCTCGTATGATTGGCGGGTATGTTGAAGTAGCAAACAACTCAACAGTATCAGCAGGAAACGAAAAAACATTCTCTTATGATTTTCCAAGCGATTTTAAGTATCAACCTATAGCAACTGCCACCCCAGTCAATATTGGCAATACACCTGCTGGACAAAATGTAAGCGTTATTTTAAAAACAGTTACAACATCTAGAGTAGAAGGAATTGTAAGGTTTGGTGCTTCTGGAGATTTATCACTAGCAGTTAATTTAATTATTCTAGGCATACCAAACTAAAATTAAGGGTGGGAAATGGTTTTTTGCAAAAAGTGCAAAGGTCGTATGTTTGTTGACAGACAATACAGTACAACCGAACATATGGAGATATTCTGTATGCTATGTGGATCAAGAATGTTTTTTCACCCTCCCTCAGAAAGTGAGCAAGGTAGATGGATACTGCAAAAGGAAAAATCCAGAGCCAACAGTACAATAACGAGTCTGTAATAAAAGGAAACCAAAAGGTTTGGTTTTTAAATGGTGATCTCGTAAGGTTGTATCATAGTTCACGTTCGACTGGAATGGTAACAGTTTATAATATTAATAAAGATAGAATAGAAACATGCTTAAGATCTGATTTTAGAAAAAATAGACAAAGAGCCTATACTGTTGCTGAGACTGCTAAATTAATTAATCGTCACAGAAAGTATATGCCAAGTTTAATTAAACGAGGAGTCATCCCAAGACCAGTAGGTTCAAGCCTTGATGGTAAGACTGGATTTCAAATTAGATCTTATTATTCAGAAGACCACGTTAGAGAGATTCGTGCTATACTTGCAAGTATACATATAGGACAACCAAGAAAAGATGGACTAATAACAAATAATAGTACACCTACAAGCCAGGAGTTGACAAGGCGAATGGGAGACGGTATACTTACATATACGAAGACAGAAGATGGAAGATATATTCCAGTCTGGTCTGAAAGCATTTAAAACTATGAAATGGGTGGGTAATGGAAAACGATTCAACAAAGGTAAACGTAACACTTGGATATACTCTTAATCTGGGAAATTTCCAGTCACTAAGACTTGATCTTGGCGTTACAGATTCTGCAAAAAATGGAGAAACAGTAGATCAGGCTTTTGAGCGTGTCTATAAGTTTGTAGAAGATAAACTCACTGAGAAGATTAAAGAAGCACAAGAAGAGGCTGCCGAAGCATAATGGCTGAACGCAAAGACCGCATGGCTTTGCTCAGTAGGTACAGTAAGTTACATACAGCAAAGTATGAGCAGAAGCCATCTCTAAACTTAAACGTAGAGCAATGGGCTTCTGATGCTTTAATAGAATCTTATGGCATTAGTAATTGCTATGAAATTCTTGAATATTATTTTAGTGTTGCACAAGAACCTAGTTGGAATTATTTTGCATATAATGCAGAAAAAATTATTAATGGAAAAAAAGATTATCAGTTAGATTTGCAAGAACGCAAAGAGCGCAGAGCAATGGCGAGGAAGTGGCTTAGTGAATAATACAGAAGCAAGAGTAATATCAGCGCTACTTGAAGATAAACAAATGCATGTTTTGCTTCAGGCAAATGTTGAAAATCTTTTAAGAACACATAATGATATATGGAATTTTATACGTCTATACTTTGAAAACAATGGAAGTGTCCCACCAGTATCTTTGGTTGTAGAAAAGTTTAGAGACTTTGAACCAGTTGCTGGTATTGGTGCAACAAAGCATCATCTTGAAGAATTACAAACTGAATACTTAAATGATAGCCTAAAAGATATATTAAGGTCTGCAGCAGGAGAAGTGCAGGGTGGAGAAGGTTCAAAAGCATTAGAAGAACTTATTACTAAGACCTCAGAATTAAAAAAGAATACATCTGCTATACGTGACATTGATGCTACAGATTTAGAGTCTGCTATTGCATATTACGAAAATGTTCAAAAGCAAAAAGAGACTGGTCAAATTGGAATTAAAACTAATCTTCCAGGATTTGATAACTACCTACCTTCTGGAATTATGCCAGGTCAACTTGGAGTATTTCTTGCTTACCCTGGAATTGGTAAGTCTTGGATGGCTTTATATTTTGCAGTGCAAGCATGGAAGCAAGGAAAGTCTCCATTGATTATTTCTCTTGAAATGTCTGAAACAGAAGTTCGTAATCGTGTTTTTGCAATCATGGGTGAAGGTGTTTGGTCACATAGAAAATTAAGCAATGGTGAAGTAGAACTTGATATGCTTAAAAATTGGCATGCTAATAAGGTTGCAGGCAGACCAGAGTTTCACATTATTTCAAATGACAATGGTGGTGAAGTTACACCCTCCGTTATTCGTGGAAAGATTGATCAGTATAAGCCAGACTTTGTTATTGTAGACTACCTACAACTTATGAGTCCAAATCAAAAGTCAGATAATGAAACGGTACGAATGAAGAACCTTTCACGAGAACTTAAACTTATGGCTATTAGCGAAGAGGTTCCTATCATTGCTATTTCATCTGCTACTCCAGATGATGTTAAAGACCTTAGCAGTGCCCCAACTCTGGGTCAAACAGCGTGGTCTAGACAGATTGCATACGATGCTGACTGGGTAATGGCACTTGGTCGTGCTACCAATAGTGATATTATTGAATGTGTATTCCGTAAAAATCGTAATGGATTTATGGGTGATTTTTTAGTACAGGTAGATTTTGATAAGGGATATTATCGTTATAAAGACTATGAAGATGGTAAGTAAGATGACTGACATATACACAGAAGATCAAATCAGAAGAGTTTTAAATGGAGTTGGTGTAGATGTTGAGGCTGAGTTTGGCAATGAGTTAATTGTATATTGCCCTTATCATAACAATAGTAGAACTCCAGCAGGTGAAATATCTAAAGAGCATGGAAGGTTTTTCTGCTTTGGTTGCCAAGTCACAAAAGGTTTAGATGAATTTGTGATGACAGTATCTAATAGAACATACTTTGAGGCAGTTAGATATATTCGTAGCAAAGGACAAGAAACAGATTTAACAAGTGTAATCAACAAAACACTTTATAGTCCACCAGACTTTGTTCAGTACGATGAATTGTTAATTAAAAGATTGAACAATCAGGCTATGGAATCCCCAAGAGCCGTTAGGTATTTTGAAGGCAGAAAGATTACAAAAGATTCTATGATTAAGTTTGCACTTGGATATTCTGAAAAACAAGATTCAGTCACTGTTCCAATGCATAACCACGAAAGCATGTGTCTTGGTTTTGTTGCTAGAACAATTGAAGGCAAAGATTTTAAAAATACACCAGGATTACCTAAAAGTAAAATTTTGTTTAATCTAAATAGAATTAAAGCATCAAGCATAGTCTATGTAGTTGAATCATCATTTGATGCAATTAGACTAGATCAAATAGGTTTCCCAGCAGTTGCAACTCTGGGTGCTA